TCAGGGAGAACGATGGAATAGCGTTGTTTGTATATACGCCACGGGGTCAGAATCACGGTCATCGAATGTACGAGATGGCGCAGAACAATGACTCATGGTTTTGCTCGAAGCTTACGGTTGAAGATACTTGCCGTGACTCAGAAGGAGAAGATGGTTCAAGGGTAGTTAGCGCTGATGATTTAGAAGAAGAGCGTCGCGAAGGAATGGATGAACAAATGATCCAGCAGGAGTACTACTGCTCATTCCATGCAGCCATTCCAGGCGCTTACTTTGCTAAAGAAATGACCCGCATGGAAACTGACGGGAGAATTGGCAGAGTACCTTGGGAGCCGAAGTTAAGAACAAGTACTTATTGGGATTTAGGAATAGATGACTCGATGTCAGTGGTCTTCGCTCAACAGCATGGTCAAGAGGTACGAATTATTGACTACTATGAGGCGAGTGGCGAAGGGCTGCCGCACTTCATCAGCGAAATTAAAAGTAAGCCGTATTCCTACGACAGCCACAACGCCCCGTGGGACATAGAAGTACGGGAGTTAACGACAGGCAAGACTCGCAGGGAAACGGCAAGAAGTTTAGGAATTAACTTTCGAGTGGGCAAGAAAGTCAATAAGAAGGAAGAAGCAATTGAGCAGGCAAGGCAATTGCTAAGTCGTTGCTGGATGGATCGCAGGAAATGCGAAAAGTTGATTGCGGCTTTGAGGAATTACCACAAAGAGTATGACGACAAGAATCAAGTGTTCAAGGCAAGGCCGGTTCATAACTGGGCAAGTCATGGCGCTGATTCATTCATGGAACTTGCTATGAGCATCAGGCCAGAAAGAACAGAGCCTTTGCAAGCTCAAGCTGTTAACGTAGGAGATTTTTGGTAAATGGGCGCACCTTCACCACCACCCAGACCCGCACCGGCTCCAGTACCAAAGCCAGTTGCGGCTCCATCAGAACCAGTTTCGCAAAGTACGGATGAGCGGCAGAAGCGAGCAAAAAACAAAAGTATGGGAAGAAGTTCTTTGATTGTCAATCGCGGTGGCGCTCAAGGTTTGGGCGGCGGCGATGACAACGCTTCCATAAAAAAACGGACTTTAGGGTAACGCTATGAATTTTTTAGATTTTATATTTACGGGATGTTTTGGCGGAGCGCCTAGCCTCCCTCCATTGCCCCCTCCTCCTGAGCCGTTGCCAGCCGTGGACGAAGATGCGGAAGCGAGGAAGGAACGTCAGAGAAAACTTGCCCAAAACAAGAAAGGCAGAAGTTCCCTGATTACAAACCAGGGCGGAGCAGCAGGATTGCAGGGTGAGTCTGATGCAAGCAAAAAAACAAAACTGGGCGGAAATTAATGGCAATAAACGCAAAGCAATTACTAAGTAGAAATGAAACGCTGAAGGAAGACCGTACTTTATGGGACGGCTTTTACCAGGATGTCGTTGACTATATGCGGATGGGCAAGCAGGCTCCCAACGAAGACCGCGTTGCTGGTACGCAAAGGCATAAGCATTACGACTCGACAGCGCCTCATGCTTCAAAGACTCTTGCTTTGATTATGGCAGAGACTTTAACGAGCAAAGCGATTCAGTGGTTTGGCTTTAAGATTCCTGAGTCAAGTCAATTTGCAGACTTCAATGATGACCAGGATGTTTTGCGCTGGTTCAATGATCTATCTAAAAGCGTTAACTTCGCTCTTCAGCAAAGTAATTTTTACGTTGTCATCAATGAGGTTTACGAAGACTTTAATTCTTTCGCTACCGTATGTCTATATATGGAAGAAGCGAAGTTAAAGCATAAAGGTTTTAACGGATTAAATTTTAGGGCTTTGCCAATCAGTTCTTATGTGTTTGCTGAAAGCGAATCAGGTTTAGTCGATACCGTGTTTTGGGAATACGAAAGAACAGCAAGGCAAATGGTTCAGCAGTTTGGTGAGAAGAATATTCCTGATCTTGTACGCAAATCATTAGAGAAAACTCCTGACGATAAGTTTGATTTGGTCCGAGTGGTAGCACCCGCTGAAGATATTGGAGCGAAGGTAGCGAGTAAATTTACATACGCACACGTTGATATTTTTAAGGACATGAGTACGGTTCTTGACCAGCGCGGCTACCATGAGAATCCATACATGGTTGGAAGATGGGATAAGGCTTCTGGTGAAACAAGGGGTCGCGGTCCTGCCATGATTGCGATGGATGACATTAAATCGCTCAACCAATTAAGAAAACTTGAACTTACTGGATTAGAGAAAGCAGTCAATCCTTCAATACTAACAGGCGAAGAAGGTTTTATCGGCAACGTGAAGCTGGGCGGAAACTCAATCGTCTATTCGCGTGACCCGCAAAACGTCAGGCTTTTGCCAACGGAGTTACGGCTTAATCTGTCTTCGTTGAAAGCAGATGAACTTCGCCGTGGCATTCGCGATATGTACTTGACGGATCAATTGAACTTGCCTAGCAGTTCTCGCATGACCGCCGAAGAAATTATGACCAGGCGCGGCGAAATGGAAAGACTGCTTGGACCGACGATAGCAAGATTTGAAACGGAAGTGTTAGGGCCAATGCTTGAAAGAGCAGTCGGCATTATGATGCGAGCGGGTGCAATTGCTCCACCGCCAGAAGTTTTAACTGGCCTGGATAAAATTGACATTGAGTATGTTGGGCAACTTGCAAGAGCGCAGCGAGTGTCTGAAGTTCAATCGATGCAAAGTTGGCTGGGCATGATAGCTGAATGGGGGCAACTTGACCCTGATGTTATGCAGATTCCTGATCTTCCTGCTATGGCGAGATTGGCAGCACCGATACTGGGTGTTCCAAAAAAAGGAATACGCGGAGCGGCTGAAACTCAAGAAAAAATTGGTGAAAGAAAACAGCAAGAGGCAGCAATGCAGCAGCAACAGCAAATGGCGCAGACCGCAGAGTCGGCAGGAAAAGCAGCGCCAGCAATGAAAGTTTTACAAGATGGAGCGGCAAATTTAAGTGACGAAGACAAGCAAGCACTCATCCAGCAGTTCGCAGGCGGAGCAGCATAAGGCCAGCGACAGACTGTTACGAGCGTTTCACGATACATTTAAAAGCGGACCTGGTTCCGTCGTCTATGACTTCTTAGAAAGTCAATATAATAACACATCCAGTTTTGTTCCTGGCGAACCTGAGACGACGGCTTATAACGAGGGTTGCCGTGCGGTCTTTTTACAGATCAAGCACAACTTGGAACACTGGGAAAACCGAGGGTAATTTATGAGCGAAGAAGCGATAACCTCTGAAGTAGAGGCCGCCGAATCAACCGAAGAAGTAACAGAGGCAACTGAAGAGGTTGTAGAGAAATCCTGGCGGGATGAACTTCCAGAAGAGTTGAAAGGCGTGAAGACGCTGGAAAAATTCAAGGACGTTTCTGGTTTAGCAAAAAGCTACGTTGAAACGGAGCGGTATTTCGAGGGAGCAGTTCGCATCCCAGATGAAAAAGCTTCCACTGAAGAATGGGAGCGGTATTACACAAAGTTGGGTCGTCCAGAACAGGCGGATGGCTACGAGTTTGAAAAAGCTGAATTGCCAGAAGGCATGAGTTACGACGACAACTTTGAAAAAGCGTTTTTAAATAAAGCGCATTCCGCAGGGTTGAACAACAAGCAAGTCAGTGAACTTTACGATTGGTGGAACAGTACCAGTAAAGAGTTGTATGTCGAAAACCAAGTTGAATCGGAGAACACGATTCAGCGAGCAGAGATTGAGTTAAGAGCAGATTGGGGCAGGCAGTACGATGAAAAACTAGCTGGTGTACAGCGGCTGGTTGACAAGTATGCAGACGGGGCTGACAAAAAATACCTGGAAGAATCAGGTGTGGGCAACAACCCTGGATTGGCAAGGTTCTTGGATCGACTCGCTAAAGACTTTGGCGAAGGTCGTCATTTAGGTGATCCAAAAGTCAATGCGTTTACGGACCCTGAGTCTGCCCAACTTGCTAAAGAAGCTTTTTATAACGATACGAAGAGTGATGATTATCAGGCTTACTTCGATGAAACTCACCCGCGCCACAATCAAGTGGTCAAGATGGTTGACAGGTGGAACCAAACCATCCACGGGGAGGAATAATGGGAGGCTTAAGCCAGGATATTAAATGCAGCGACTGCTTGTATTTCATCGATGCTACAAGCACTTGCGAAGAGTACCACGCTTTGGTAGAGCCAGAAGAGATACGCAATTGTTATTTCTTTCGCGCTCTACCGATTGATAAAGACGAGCCTTCTATGGACAAGCCTATGGCCCCTAAGAAGACCGTTAAGAAGAAACGCCGCAAGGCTGTTCCTGACAACCCTAAAAGGGCCAGGGCTAAAAGTCAGGGGAGTCCAAATTATGGGCAACTCTCCGCCACAACATAATTAATTTATAGGAGAGAGTAATGTCTACGCAGATTAATAAGGCATTTGAATCCCAGTTTTCGGATAACTTCATCCACTTGGCGAGTCAAAAGCAATCCAAGTTGGCTGGAGCGGTTCGCATGGAACAGGTGAACGATGCCAAACAGTTTTTCTTCGATAGAATGGACACAGTAAGCATGGTCCAAGCTATCAGTCGTCACGAAGATACACCTCTAACCGAGGTTCCGTTCAGCAGACGACGAGTAACATTTAACACATACAGAGCCGTTGACTTGATCGACAATCCTGATCGAGTGAAGATGGCAAAAGACCCAACGTCGCCAACGATGAAGCAATTGATGGCAGCGATGAATCGTCAGAAGGACGATGCAATTATAAGCGCAGCCCTTGGGAACGCTTACAGCATCAACGCTTCCGATACAGCGTCTACGGTAAGTCTTCCGAGCGCACAATCCATAGCCAATGGAGGAAGTGACTTAACACTCGCGAAGCTGATACAGGCTAAGAAGATTCTTCTTAATAACGATGTGGACCCTGGCGAAGAGCCAATGTATATCGTTATTGGCCCAGAACAGTTGGACGCATTGTTGAACGTAACTACGAATACCAGCATTGACTATAATTCAGTTCGTGCCTTGGTAAACGGAGAAATAGATTCTTGGGTTGGATTTAAGTTCATCATATCTACACGCTTGGCTAAGAGCGGAAACATTCGCAGTTGTTTTGCATGGGCGAAATCTGGAATTGGTCTAGCCATGAACGGTACTCCGAATATCCGCATCTCCGAGAGAAGCGATAAAAACTATAGTACTCAGGTATTTGTGGAATGCTCATTGGGAGCGACACGCATCGAGGACGAGAAAGTTGTCCAAATCGATTGTGACGAATCCTAAACCTGATTACTTAATTTAAAAAGGAGTATTAAAAATGGCTACTGCATATTCAACAGAACTAACCAACTATGAGGCAACCCCTCAAGTTATGGTCAGTCCTGGTAGTGCTACCGGCAAAGTGCGGGTTTGGTCCGACACGATTGCCGCTGGTACAGGTGATATCGATGATAACGATATCCTAATGATGGCTGAAATTCCATCAAACGCAAAAATCAAGTCTATCAAGTTGTACAACGATGACTTGGATAGTAATGGATCGCCAGCTTTGGTAACTGATGTTGGTATCTATAACGGTAACGTAAAGTTTAACGATACGGACGGATCTGCCACAGCTTATGCTGCGGAAGGCGTTATTGATCGTAACTGTTACGGTACGGTAATGACAACTCTCCAGGCGGCTAATACGTCTGGCGTGGAATGTCGTTTTGAAACCCTTGGCGTTGAAACGGTTGGCAACTTTATGTGGGAAGATGCTGGATTGACTTCTGATCCTGGCAAAATGCTTCGCATTGCGTTGACAATCGAAACGGCGGCTGCTACTGCGGCTGCGGGTGACGTAACGATGGTTGTTGAGTATATCGTCAACTAATCGATTGGGGGAGGCTTCGGCTTCCCCCTTTCTTTAACTAGGTAGAACATGGCATCTTTTGTTGAAATATCATCCAATGCGCTGAGACTTTTGGGCGACGACCCTATTACTTCTCTGACGGAAGATTCAGAAAGAGCAAGGCTGGTGAACGCTCTTTATGAGGAAGTCAGGGACGAAGTAACTCGCGCCGCAATGTGGAACTGCGCGAAGGATCGCCAAGTGTTAGCTTCTCTTGCGACCACGCCTGCTTTTGGCTGGTCGTATTACCATCAACTTCCTTCAACTTGTTTGCGTGTTATCGATGTTTTATCAGGTGACATTCGAGTGGACCATGAAGTTGAGGGCAGGAAAATAATGACAGATGTAAGTTCTGTCAACTTGATTTTTCTTAAAAAAATAACAGACCCCAATGATATGGATGCTCTTTTCATTGGTGCATATACGGCAAAGCTTGCTGCTGAACTT